AAAACCCTAGCTTTAATAAAAAGCCTTTGGGTAAAAGTAAATGAGTTCTTTAATCGGATACAGGGAGCTGTTTTGTTTTTGATTCTTGTTGTGACTCTTCTGGACTAACATCTATTAACGTTTTATGATCATCTAGAATTTTAGCCATCTTGGCTTCAAGTTCTTTCTCTGACATATTATCTAGATTACCAGACAATATAAGTTTTTGATCTACGTAAAGCCCACCAGCTTTACCTCTAGCTACCTCTGCGTTTATTGCTGCAGACCAGGCACCTTTTTTCATTGCGTCATCTCTTAATTTTGCAAGCTCACCAAGGTGTCTACCCAAGTCTATGTCATACTTTTCTTGAATCTCACGTCTCAACTCTCCGATGTATGATACAACAAGAGGAGATATCTTTGGATTACGTAGTTCAGATGCTGCTTGTCTAGGCCTTGTCTTATAGCCAGCTTCATATGCACATTCAGATGCACTCTTTCTGCCTTCATTGTAGACCAGAAGTTCTGCAAACTTCATCTGTTTTTCTGTTAATTGTCTAGGTAAACCCATTATTGACATATATCGTACTCTAGCGTACAAGTCAATTTATGAAGACTATTATATTTATATTAAGTTTAGCTGGAGCAAATTCAGATAAATCTATTGATCCCGCAACTGCTGTTGCAAGGGAAATTATTAAAGGTGTGTACGATGAAAGCCGAGTCAAAACTATGGCACTTACTAAAGAAAAATACCCCCAAAATAAGTTGGACTAGACTAGAATCTTGGGCATCTTTTGGTGTACCTGATTTGCTTGGATACCATGATATGTGCGGATTTTTTATGGTTGAGCTTAAAGTTACAAAGTCTCACAAAGTATCATTTTCTCCTCATCAAAAACTATTCCACATGACAAGGACAAAGCGTAATTTTATCCTGCTCGAAGATGCCTCTTCTCGCTCCATAAAACTTTATGGGAGTGAATCGATTCACGGTCTGTTAATCGATCACAGGGAAACACCTTCCCTCACACACAACAACTGGGAACACGTTCAACGCTTGTTGCTTGACGTACCGTTGGACGCTTGAAGCTTGTAGCTTGGCGCTTGTAGCTTGCCGCTTGTAGCTTGGCGCTTGGCGCCTTTCACGAACCGCTCTGAGTTCTCCGCGTTTAGCATGTCGCTTGCAGCTTGTGGCTTGTCCCGGTAACCGTTTTTTACGGCCCACTCTTCATGCAGCGCCAGCAGACGCTGGCTGTACTTCCACTGTTTAATACCCATACATCTCTTCACAATAATCGTCCAGCCCCAGGTTGTCACTGAAGGGCACGTTCACCCTGTCCCCGCCCCAATAGCCTTGGACCATCATCTCGTTCAGGCTTACCCATATCGTCGGGCCACCGCCTGCTACCAGCAGCTCTGCACTGTAGTAACGCTTCTCCCGGTCCACAATGTAACGTATGTCGTATACGTCCTCCATCCAGGCGCTAGCCGTCTTGCTGTCTTTGCCTTCAGGGTTGCCAGCTGTTATGTCGTCCGCGATGCTCTTGCACATCCTGCGAAGCTGCTGTTCGCATGTCTCGCTCTTCTTTTCTCCTTTTATTAATGGTGCTTGTAGTGTCATGTTTTCCTTTCTGTTATTTTCCCATAATAGCTTGTAGCCTGACGCTTGTCAAGCTTGTCGCTTGAAGCTTGTGGCTTGTAGCTTAGAATCATTCTAAAGTGGCCAAGCACGCTGAAGCCCAGCGGCAATTGTTTACCGGTGCACCAGGGCTTATTGGTAATTAACCAAGTGCTTGACCCCAGATCCATTGCTACTTGTCCGCGGATCTTAATAAGGACATCCGTTTCACAATGGATCAGGGCTCAAGTTTGAGCCCAGATCCCTCTTCACACCCCGCTCGCATGTGGCTTTGGGCACTAATAGGGATCAAGGCTCAAGGGTCAAGCCCGATTTATGTTACACGAGCTTACGCGTATATGCTAGCGGTGTAACCACGAACTTGACCCCAGACCCATCAGGAAGCGTGCGATCGCGTGCTGTTACGGTAACACTTACCGTCCTAATGGATCAGGGCTCAAGTTTGGTCAAAGGTGAGGGTGGAAAACTACCCATACCATCTCACCTATACGCTAGTTTCACGCTTGACCCCAGATCCCACGAGATACTCTAGAAGATATCTCATTGTGAGATCAGGGCTCAAGCTTATAGCTTAGAATTATTCTAAACTAGCTTTATATTCTTTTTTACTACTCGCTTTTGAGTTGCATATTTTCCAATGTTCCTCAATATAGTTTTCTGCAATATTTTGAGCAGAATAACCTCTTGCCTTTCCATGTCTAATCTTACGATTAATTGCATTTATTCTTTTTTCTTTCCAATTCATACTTGACAATATAATCTATCTGGGATAATATGTCAAGTATAAAAATAACAAGAAAGGAAGATATGCAAAAAATAAGAATGAACACCGAATATAGAAACAAACTCTATAATCGTATTAAAGATGTCTTTGAAAAAGAGGACACGCAAGAACGACAAGCTTTCTTACAAGCAAGAGAGGACTTTGATGAAAGTCAAAAGAATACTTTTGAACTTGCAAGGGCAGTTGTAGAAAGGTCTTACCCAATGGAAGATGTAAATACTCTACGACAATTTAAGAAAAAGTATGGCGACCCATGTGATGTAGTAGCAAAAGATAAATGCTTTTACTTTGCTCATCAAGAAGATGTTGATGATGAGGGCGAACCAAAATCAACTAAATCACATTTTGATTTTAGTTTGTATGGCAATCTCAATGGTAATGAGTATGGTGGTAGTGAAGATAGTGACCACTTTGCCCATGCCTATTATCGTGAGGAGTTAAAAGAGGGTGGTTGTAATCCAGATATTATTGCTCAACAATCTGGCAAAGATAACAACCCACATAAAACTAAACACCTTGACGCGAATAATAAGTTTCTTGGTAAATCTACAAGTCATTATTCCAATGATAATGGAACTGGCATAACATCAAAATTTGACGAGCAGTTTCAACTTGATGTTATTGGAACAAGTCATTGTAGATCAAGAGCAATCGCTTGTACTAAAAGTGAGTACAATATCTTTTTGGTTTGGCGACAAGCAAAAGCAAAAGTTGTTTCTACTCACCAAACTTGGATTGATAGTTTGCAAAAACAATTCGACCAATTAAAAATTGGTTTAAAAGCATACAGATATCTAAGCGAGGGTATTGAGTTAGCAAAAGAACTTGGCATAGAATTAGACGAGGCAGAATTAATTAGAACTAACTCTACTGGTCTTACAATCTATAATCCTAGCAACCTTGCGAACTTAATTAAAGGTATGAAAAACAAAACTCAAACGCGAGAACAGAAAATCGCGTTGAGGAAACAATACGAGGAGTATGCATATAAAGATATAAATTAACACTTGACAATATATCTGGGGTATGATAATATCCCAGATATAAACAACAGAAAGGAAAATATGCAATACTACATTTTAAGAAAACAAAAATTTTTTGGTAAGTGGGAATATAGCACAGAACCAAAAGCTAATAGAGGTTATACAGATATAGGAGAGGTATCTAAGAAATTGGTTGCCTTAGAAAATCTAAACGAAGATGAGAATGTTTCTTTTATTATTGTAAACGACTCAACGAACCCAAATTAATACTTGACAATCTATCTGGGATATGATAATATCCCAGATATAACAGAAAGGAAAATATGTTTTATATAACTTACTACGCAAAGAAACACGCAAAGTTTATCACTAGAAAAGGTCAGTATGATAAACCAGACGGAACGAAAGGAAAATCTTTTGTATCTAAAAATGGCGTTCCATGTTTAGTGTACTGGGATTTAGATAACGATGGTTGGAGAATGGCAGTCGGTGAAACGAGGGTCAGAACATGAATACACTATTGTATATAGGTCTAGGGCTATTTGCCCTAGGCTTTATCGGTTTCATTGTTGCAGCAATAATGGAACGACATTATGAAGTTAAATTATGGGAACTAGAACAGAAAAGAAAGAGAGGATTTTATGAGTAACTTTGTTTGGTGCCATGGTCCGAGTTGTCATACAAATCCAACAACAGACCGAGTTCGAGGTAGCAAAGGTTCTAAAGTTCTAAGAACTAAGAAAGTAAAACAACATAATGGTTATCAACTCGGAACTAGTTTTTATAATTATTTTTGTAGTCAAGGTTGTTACATTGAATTTGCAAATAAGTATGCTGAGCAAATTATCCGGATAGCACCACGACCCACACCACTCGAAACACCGATTGAGGACCCCAAAAAAGAAACAACCGATACAAATTGGGGAAGTTATACAAGGACCGTAATAAATAAGATTGACACAACAACTTAAATATGATATAATCCCAGACATAAACAGAAAGGAAAATATGACAGATAATAACGACTACACAAGACGAAATAGATTCACTGGGGAATCTATTGAACTAACAAAGGAAGAGGCAAAGAAACACGATGAGATCTTTTATCATGAGGCATTAGCCACATTAGAAGATAAACAATTAGGAACTGGCGCAAGTAAACATTGGCAAGAGATGAGAAATAGATTGAGCTGGTTTATGAAACATAATGCGAAAGCATATATGGTACTTTTGGACTAACATATTTTCCCAGATAGTCAATAGACTATGTGTCCAAAATGGGTCGCCCCCTACCG